GCACATATCCATGGCAACATACAAACATCATATGTTGTATCTGCATATTTTAAATGTATAGTTTGTGGTGAATCAATCACATTAATGTTATCATATTCTTTCAATAACAAATCAATAGAGTTTACATCATTGGTATTTTTAAAGTAAGTATCATGATTGCCTGCTAACATATGAACTTCAATGCCTTTATCATACAATCTGTCAAAAAACATATGTTTGGCACGTTTCAAACTAAAAAAGTTTACATATTTACGTCTATCAAACGTGTCGCCAAGAATAAGAACAGTATTAATTGCATTATCTCGTAACGCAGGAAAAAATACTTCATCATAAAATTTTTCATAGAAGTCCAAAAAGTGTGTGGAATCATTCCTTGCTCCAAAGTGCTGGTCAGTTATTATCGCTACTTTCATTTTGCCTTTTCAATTTCTAAAACACGTTGACGTAATTCAGTAGTACTAAAACTATGTTGTCTACTATTGAAATATACAGATATTGGTAATTTATAACCAGTAAATTGTTTGTCTCTATATTCCTCACCAATGATTCTAACATCAATTGGATAAGAAGTCAATATGTCCATCAATTCTTTTTCAGTGGCATATGGTATAATTTCATCAACGTACTTACAAGCCTGCAGTTGTATAAACCTCTCCAATAATGTTTGTACTGGTTTATTTTTGGTAGTTGGTCTATCAATGGTAGGATCCATTTGTAATCCAACAATTAAATGGTCACATTGAGTCTTTGACTCTTTTAACATCATCACATGACCTGCATGAAACAAGTCAAATGTCGAACAAGTAAATCCAACTTTCATAATTACTCCTCAATAAATTTTTCAAGTCCTTTTGGTTTCTTCAAAGCATCTTTTTCGGCTTTCTCTGCTTTTTTTGCTGTTCTTGCATCTTCAAAATTACCAATAAATTCGGCAATATTGTCATACAATTCAAATTGTCTTGTGGATCCGTCTTCGCTTTCCATCATCTCAAATTCATCAAAGATACCAGATTGTTCTGTAGCTTTGTACTTAACATACAATTGTTTTTTTTCTTTTTGTATTCGTCTAAGGAAAGCATAATAAATGATTTGTGTAAAATAAGCAAAAGGATTTTTTGACTTCGATTCATCAAAGTTAGAAAAATACATAAGACAGTTTTCAATACCATCTGAAATCATTTCATCTCTATAACTATAATTAATAAAGTTCGGTTTGTGAGATAGACCTTCGGCTATCTTCATAAAACATTCACCAATATAATTTGGTATTACAGGTTCAGGTAAGTTTTTCTTTTTAGCTATTTTACATAATTCTTTATATTCTGTAAGAGCTTTTAGAAAGTCTTGGTTATTAATATAGTTTTTACTCATTTAAATATACCACAAAAAGTTGTTGACAAAAGGCTTGACAAATGTTACATTTCGTATGTAGCCCCCATGATGTTTAGTGTAATTTTAAGTTCTTTGTATTATCCATTTCATCCATAGCACTTAAAACTTCCAACATATATTCCTTTTCTTCATCAGTAGAAGCATTTTTCTTCTTATCAAGTGTATCATTTACTTTCTCTACGGTAGTATGGAAATACTCCTTAAAGTCCTCAGTTGGTTCCATAACACAGAGAATATCTTCCCATTTAACAGAAGCACGATTCTCTTTAACCATGGCAATTGGAAGCCATTGTTGCATTACCAGATTCATGTTTCTTACTTCAAACATCATCGGTTCTATGATATCAACAACCTCAGCATTTAGATTATCAAAAAAACAAATAACATCGAGACCATCTTTAAATCTAACAATCTTTACTTCATTTTCCATCTTTAAGTCCTATATTGTAAATCTTAAAAGGGAACTTCTCCTCATTATATATCTTTACTCTTTCCACAAAATGTTGAAGTGTAAAGTTCATATGTTTCTTATATCTTAAATCATCTGCAATATCATACAGAGTTGCCATCTCTTTACCCTCACTTTGTCTTAATCCCCGTCCAATAGACTGAAGATTACGGATTCTACTTTTAGAAGGAGATGCAAAAATAATATTATGCAGGTTACGAATGTTAATACCAGTACTAAATGTTCCAAAAGAAGCAACAACAATAGCATCATTTTCTTTCTCCATGATTCTACGAACTTCCTCTCGGTCATCCGTGTCTACATTACCATGTATAAAAAAGACCTTACGGCCATTTGCTTTTTCTAATATATCATTATAAAGTATTTGCCCATGTTTTTCAACCATTTGATATAATACAAGTGTATTCGTACCTAAACTAATTGCAAGGTTTCTAATAAATCTATTTCTATTTTTATTTGAAATCAAGTATTCTATTTCTTCCTGATATGTTGCATTTTTCATTGACTCAGATATTTCTTCTGAATGTTTTAAAACAAGACATTTGATTTGAAAATCCGACAATTGTTTGTTATCAATTAATTCTTTAGTGGTAATAACTTTTTCTACTGGACCAAATAAACCTTCAAGTACCAATTTGTGTGTTTTTGTTCCGTCCAAAGTACCAGTTAAACCAATTCGATATTTGGTTTTATTGGCTGAAGTCATTATGGTCGTAAGAGATTGTGCTTTAAACAGATGTGCTTCATCGCCAATAATATAATCAAACTGTTCAAAATATTCTGGTGGCATCGTATACAATGACTGCCATGTAGAAATGAATAATGGCTTGTCAGATACTTTGTCTTTGCCTTGATATATTCTATGTACAGCATCTTCAACCAGAAAACCGTTATGTGATGAGTAGTCTGCAAAGTCAGAATACAGTTGTTCCACCAAAGAAGTCGTAGGAACGATTATAAGGCCTTTTAGATTCTGATAGTCTAGTAGTTGTCTAAACAACAAATAAATGATTAAGGACTTACCTGATGCGGTTGGAGACAACAATAATGATCTACGTTGTTGTATTGCATGAATAAAAGCTTTTCTTTGATGATCTCTAACTTGAATCGGTTTGCCTTGTGAGTGTAGATTTAATGATTCAACAAATTTATTAAAGTGATATATGGAATATTCATCTTGTAATTTTAAATCACCCCAGTCGATAAAATACTGACGTTCATCTGCAAACTCTTGTAAGTAACTGGTAAGACCAAGATATAACTGTTGGGTTTGTAGGTTGAAAAGGCGTATCTTGCCATCCCAAATTTTATTTCTGAAAGCCGGAACAAACTGGTGACCAGGAACAAAGAATGTAAAATACTCTGATAACTCTCTTGCAACATCTCGTTCACAAGTTATCTTGGCATATACTTCATCTTTTTTTACAATAACAATATCACTGCCCATTTACAAATTTTTCCCATGATATAAAATCTTTTAATTGAAATGTTCTAGATTTCAACTCACCCATGATTGACTCTAGTACAGAAATAACTTCTTCATGATAAACTTTTTTTTCTAATAATTTAATTAGATCATTATCAGCTTCTAAGTATGTATTAATGTCGGATTTCAAAGCAAACTGAAATGGTTCCCAACCATATTCATTTAATTCTTCTTGTGACATTTTTCCAGTAAAATATTCCCATTTAACTTTACGCATGCGTAGATAGTCAAAATGTGCTTTCTTTGATGCTATTTTATGTTTGGTGAGAATATTCAAATACTTACTATGTAGCATTGGTATTTTAATAATTTCTTTACTGGGTTCTGTTTGATCCATAACGGAATCTTTTTCCCAATATTTTAAAATTTGTTCTAGTGTTTCCATAATATCTATTCAAAAAATATAAAAAAATGTTTTAAATCAAGAGCTTACACTCATCGGTATCTATTCACACATTATAACACAAAAATATTATAATGTCAATAATGTATAATAACTAAAATGAAAGTCTGCCGTTGCGGTCATAATATCTTCAGAAGACAATTTGGTATCAAATGATAAGTCTGATAAATCTGTCGGATAAACATCTAAAAATTGTATACGGACTAAAGGATTATTTAAATTTGAAAGTATTGTAAGTGTGGCGTCAGATTTTCTTTTTCCACCTTGAAGATTTAATAAACGATTTCTTTCATCCATATTCGGGTGGCCGATTGCTAAAAACCAATTATATAAAGTATTCCAAGAAGTTAAACCTTCATCTACTAAAAATGATACAGTGAATGGTTTATAATTTATTTTTGTACCTGGATAATTCATGTCCAATACTGGAGTAACTCTTGATACTGAATCAATTGAAATACCAGGTAAATTAAAAGATTGACAAAAATATTGAATGCCACCAAGTCTGTCAAAAGACAAAATATATTTTGATGGTTGTTGTAAGTTAGTATTTTGTGGTGATCTAGTCAATGCTGGCATTAAGTTCTCCTTATATGATTATTTAGGAGCCAAAAAAAAGACCACCCGAAGGTGGTCTTTAAATGTCACTCTACGGTGACTCAATATTACATCAAGTTTTTAACTTGGAAAATACGATAGTACTGGTTAGTACGTGGTGTCAACAAGCCGTTACCAACGTTGATACCTTGTGCGAATGGGTTTGATACCATGCCGTAACGAGTCTTGAA